AAGGCCTGGCTCAGTAATCTTCCCCTCATCCATCAAGTTTTCTAAAGCCGCTATAGTCAAAACGGTTTTACCTAATCCAAGGTCGTAGGCAACAAGCATCTTTTTTCTAACCATCATTCGCTCTACAGCTTCAGGTTGGTATGGCAAAAGAGTACCGGTAAAGGTCATATCGCTAACGCCCCCATCACACAGTGCTTGGCCTGCTCAAGGCCTAAGTCTATCTGATCAGCAGACATATCCCCTATATCCTTTACGTCACTAGAGGTATAGTTAAAGAACCAGCACTCTATTCCAACCTTTCTAAAGGTGGATAGAAGAGTTTGACTTGATTTCTTGCCCGCCTCATCGTTATCCATAGCAATAACTAAAGTCTTTGCTCTACGCATTATCTCTATCTGATCACTGCTTACGGTAGCCCCAAAGGTTGCTACGCCCCCTGGTATGCCCACAGAGGCTAATTTGACGGCATCTAGAGGAGACTCAACAACAATCATCTGATCCCCATCCCAGCAGTCCATTCCAAATAAAGTTTTTGACTTTGGGACGCCTGGAGGACGGTTAAAGAATCTTCTTGAAAGCTGACCCTTTTCTTGCCAGCCAAGCAGTTTGTTGTGGTCAAGCGTCCTTATCGGTAGGATCCAAGAAGAATCGTTTGCTTGCCAGCGGACCCCATACTTACTGCAAGCATCAATAGTTATACCCCGCTCATTAGCTGCCCATATCGGCACGTCTCCAAAGACAGCTAGTCGAGCTTCGCTCATTGGTACGAGCTTAGGCAAATGAATGTAGGTTTTCCTAGCCTCATCTAACTGCCGGGATATAAAATCAATATCTAACTCTACGTCTGTTCTAAGCCATGACTTAGCTTTATCGAGATCCCCGTACTCAAGAAGATCTGATATTAGAGTTAGTAAGTTACCTTTGTAACCACAGGAAAAACAGTTGTGTGCACCAGTTACTGCGTTTATAGACCATGACGGATTGTTATCTTTCTTTCCAGTCCGATACTCATGCATAGGGCACATAGCACCAAGCTCACGGTTTCTAGGGATTGAAACTATGCTTAGTCGCAGTAAGGTGCGCTCTACCTCTCCGTCACGAAACATTAGGGCTTATCCACTAAAGTAGGGGCTAGGGCGTACGTGCCACACAAAGCGCATTCCATTTGAATAAGATAAGCAGAAATTTCGTAGTCCTCAAAAGAAACTTTTACGTTCCATAAGTTTGATTCACAGTGTGGGCAATCATGATGAATCTCTTCTGCATGATCCATAGTACCTGTGTAATCAGGCTTTAGCTCACGAATTGATTTAGGAGACGCGTGTACGTCGTCTTCTATTAATGCGGATTCTACTTCTATCTCGTGGCGTTGTGGCGCCCCATATCCCATCAAGATCCGGTTGAGATACTGCGTAATCGGCGCAAGGAACGACAAGAGGGCACTGGTTACAGATATTTTTAGCCATTCTAATCTGAGCGTGGCTATTGTAATCCTCCGGGAAAAAAAGTTCCGGGTCTTCTTTAACGCATAACTGACGGCCATCATACGGATACTCCTGAGCCATATTCTTCGAACCTTCCTTCTTCCCAGTCCCAAAGTAGCTCTACTTCTGCAGGGCCACAGTTACGGCTTGCAACGATCCGCAACAATCGTGAACTATCGTCGTTTTCATCTTGTCTTTGTAGCGCAAAGATTACGTCCGAATCTTGATAGAAAGATGAAGAGTAACCAATTGCGTCTGCTGTAACTTGACCCCTACGCATTTTATGGGTCAAAACTTGAGTAGTCATAACTATAGGTTTCTTGTGTTTTTGAGCTAAACGTTTCATTGATCTAGTTATATTAGTTAAAGCCATAGGTGTATTTGCCTCTCCGGTAACTTCATCAATCATTAAATAGACTCCATCAACAAAGATAATGTCGGGTTGAAGCTTTTCAATTTTTAAAGACAGTCCAGTTATAGTTGCCGCAGTTACGGAGTCGGTCAAATAAAAATTATGCATACCATCCATATGATCTAAAGTTTTCTGGTACCTAGCTTCTTCTAAAGGAGTTAACGCACCGCGTATTAATCTTCCGTGAGATATGTGAGCACGCATGGAGTCGTGTCTACGCTGCTGCTCCATATTGCTCATTTCGAAGGACTGGTACAGCGGTACAAAACCATCCTCGTGAGTATTAACCGCCATCTGCAAAGACAGAACTGACTTACCAGTTTTAGGTGGGGCGATTACAGTAACTAACTGTCCGGGCTGTAGCCCAGCAGTTGCTACATCCATTACCTGAAACCCTGTAGCAATACCAAGTAATCCGTTTGGTCGTGTCTTGATATTTAAGTATTCGTCATAACGTGTTTGAGTATTTTTAGTTAAATCTATGTCGCTAGTTTGGGACGCGCCCTCATCAGAGAGTTTAGCTACTCCTGAACCCATTAGAGTTATCGCAGAATCATGGTCTCCAGCGGCTACTGCATCTGCAGCAAGTTGAACTACTTCAATAGTTTTTTGACGTTTGCGATACTCGACTAACTGATCTAACAAATATGAAATTGAGTCGTCAACAGCAAGAAGACGGTAATTAGGGAAATTATCTTTTACGGTTGTAGCTGTAGGGACTTCACTGTATTTAGTCCAGTGTTGACGTATGAATTTCCATACAGCACGATTCTCATCGACATAGAACCACTCGTCTTGTAGACCTCGTTCTAGTAGTTCAGAGATGTCCCTATCGCGTACAGCTTTAGAGATTAATCTAATCTCGTTGTCAGCTGCCACTGTTAATCCTCCCTAGGTCGATGAACTTTCCGCCATATCGTAGGCCACGTTCAGGTATATCCACAATTCCTACTAACTCTGGACGGTAGGGCAACTCGCTTACTAAATCTGACACTGTTTGATAGGCAGTGTAATAGTTAAACGGGTTTGTACCCAAGTTGTCTAGGTCCTCTAATATTTCTTTCATTTCTTTTCTTGTGTATCCGAATCCTGCTATCTCCATAGAGTACCCAAACTTTTGAGCAAAGTTCCAAAACAAAGATAACGCTCGACGGTTGTAGGTAACCTCTTCTCTAAAAACAGGTATTCCTAAAACTTTTTTCATCTCAGGTTTACGGTCCAGTATGCAATCAAGAGTCACTACGACTCTCATTGGAACTTCGTTTGAGATATCCCCCCCACGCATTTTATCCGACTTTTACTTGGCCATAGCGAAGAACTAAATCACGGAATTTATCCGGAGATTTAGATTCAGCTAACTCAGATTTAGATGCGGATCTTTTTATAGACTTTTCTATAAGTGGCTCAACTTGAGTAGTGTGCTTGCACTTAGATCGCAAACTAAATCCATTGCAACTGCAACGCATTTTCCCTTCGTCGTTTATTTGTACTTCGCTAACGCCGGTCGATAAAGATATAAAAAATTGAACTGTTCTCCATGTCATAATGCTCTCCTGTCACCTTCTGCTGACTCTACTACGATTGGCATAAACGCTTCTTTAACAAAACTACCCATAGGTTGACCGTAGGTATCTCCCCAGTCTTTTATAGGCACGTTGGTCGTTACTATAGTTGGAAGACCGGCATTAAAGCGAGCCCGCAGTAGGGCATCAAAAGTATTCTCTGCCCAACCTGATGCGGTTCGATATTCCTTGCCGATATCGTCTAGAACTAAAACTTTAATGTTCAAATGCTCTGGAGCATCCCCATAGATGCCGTCTATAAGGTTTTGAATCTCGCTCTCAGACTCCTCCTCCCAGTTTCGCTTTTGAAGCCGTAGAAGCTTGGGATAGTCCGTAAAGTACGCCGGACGGAGGGGAAGCCTTTCCGGTGTACCTATGACATCTCGTGGAATAGTCCTCAAAAGCTCCTGGAGGGCCGTAGAGGCCAGAGTAGTCTTTCCGTGACCAGGTTTACCTACCAGCAGTAAACCGAGGCCGCAGGTAGACGCTCCACGGGCTTTTATGACATTTCCGGACCTGACTGAATTAAGCCAAGCCTCTACGGAATCTAATACGGGCGCCTGGCCCTGGATATTGGCGTACGGGCGAAGGTCAGATAACTCTAACCCAACGCTTTTCATTGGGAGCCCCGCAGCATTTATCTGTGCACGAACGCTTGGTGCAACATCTTTTAGGTTATAGCTCACTTGCCCTCCAACAGTTTTAGTAGACGTTCTTGATTAGCAAGCGCATCTTCATCTACAAAATCAGTTTCTGCAACTCGAGAAGTAATTCCGTGGATAGTTGGATAGAAGGCGATAAACCTGCGCCATATCGGCTGACCGATACCTGCATCGTTTAGAAGTCTAGGATCTGCAAAGAATACTCGAATTGCTTTTAGGATCGAAAGATTTGTTGCATCAGACTCTGAGATAGTTTTATTGATCCACTTCGCTAACTGCTCGCCGTTAATCTGACCAGGAATGCCGGAAGCTTTTTCACGGACTAGGTCGTAAAACTCTGAGACAAGATCTTTTGAAGTCCAAGTTTCCTCTGGTCGCTCATACCGGCGCATGCTGGCTGGTACAGCCTCGAACTTAGTTTTCTTGTACTTGGCATTACGCATTGCCTTCTTGTCTTCAATCTTGCCTACAGCCCCTGGAGCTTCGTCAATATCAGATTTCTTCTTTGGTAAATTCTCATCCAAGTTTGGCCAACCCATTTCGATTCCTTCTTTCGGTTTCAGCGCAGCTGAAGTATTAGAAGTACGTAGTACTTCTAATACATTTAGACTAGTAGTTATATCATTAGTATTAAGTAAGCTATATAGAACGCCTGGATTACCGACGCCTGATAATCCGTCGTCGGTGAACTTCAAAGTAGTGCGCCATTGACCCCCAACTTGTGCTTTTACGGCTTTTATGTATCCGGCATCTTTGAGTTCTTTCATGGCAGAACGAATCGCGTCCCGACCTTCCGGGACTGCTGTAGATATTTCATCGGCAGATAGAACTCTGCCAGTTTCTATGTAAAACGCATACAACCCGCGAGCGCGTAGCGATAAGTATGGATTAGAATATGGTGATTGCATGTAGACCCCCCTCTACAAAAAATCTTACATCCGATCTACCCTCTTTGGCAAACCACGCATTTCACGGACTGATGGGCCCGTAAAAACCTGTTCTACCAGCAAGGACATAGTTAGACCTAAGAACGTTGAGGCCAGGCAATAAATCAAAAGAGGAAGCCCCGAAACCCCTAAGATTATGGAAGAAGGTACGGCTATGGCCGCAGCTAGTAAGCCACGCCATTTTCCGATAGATATTATCAGTCCTTCAACTGCTGTTAAAACACAAGCAGTTGCGAGTGCAGCTATAACAACATTTGTCATAGGCCAGAGGCTACTCTCTAAAAACAACCCTGTCAATATGGAAGGTTTGACCTGTAGCTGCAGGAGCAGTTGTCGCACAAGTTACGCTTAGAACTGCGTAAGAAGCTCCCGCCGTATCTGCTGCAGTAATAGTGGCAGCTATATACGCCCATCGATCTTGGCGTACTACCAATGCTGAAGATGTTCTATTAATTATCTGGATATCAAATTCATCGTAAAATTTTATGCTTAAAGTATAGGTTCCAAAAGCATCTTCGTTTTCTGGCTTTACCGCAACTGATGCATAGTACCCACGTAAACCTAGTACAGGGACCTGTCCTGTAGTAATACCAAACGCACTTGCTGCATTTGCTGTTACCTTACAAAACGCTGTTCCATGAGTGCAGTACTCGTCAAACAAAGTACCGCGGGTTACTGTTCTTGATAGATTAGCTGCTACTCCAGACCAAGACCCTAAACTTCTTTCAAATGATGCAGAAGGTATTAGAGAAGTTTCAAGTTCTGGGTACGGAATAGTTGCTCTTCCGGCCTCTATAGACCAACTGCTTCCATGAGGTAAAACCTTTGGGAGAGTATAGAAAAGTCGTGAGTACTTTTCATAGTAGTTAGCCCAGTAGTTGCTCTTACCACCGTGCGAGCTCTCTTCTCTAGAAAGATACATGTTTTTAGTTATATCACCAGTATTCGGGCGAGTTACTACACCAGAACCTGCAGGATCTACAAACTTTGAAGGTATACGACCAAGCTCTGCTTGAACACCATCTATGTAAAATACTGCGGCAGAACCAGACCCTGTAGATAAAGATATTGTTAAAGTAAAGGTAGTTTCTCCAGCAGCAGCAACTCTTGGGACATAAATTCTTGTCCAGGAGTCTTTATTAGCCTCTTCTATTTCAAAGAGGTTTACTGCTTGCCCATTTGTAGATATTGAGTAGGTACCGGCTTTATTTCTTACGTATGCCGACACAACCATATCTTCTCCACCGACAGCTGCGTTTGGTAGGGTAACTACTGTAGATATAGATCCTCCACCAGATTTGCTTACTTTTCCTTGTTTAGTTCCGTACAGTGCTGGAGATATTTCACTTACTGAAGTAAGCGTAGTACCTGCTTCGGCAGTCCAACCTGTCGTATCTTCTAAAGATGGGTTAGATACAAAATTAACTACGTTTTTAATTTCCCAATGACAGTCTGCAGGAACGAAAAAAGTAGATGTATTTGGGTTTGCTGGGGTAGGAGCTCCGCTTCCTTGAAAGAAGGAGTCAAGAACAGGGGTTTGTTCTAGCAATGCCGCATCAAAATAAAACACGTCGTTAATTTCTGCTGCATCTGTGTACACAGATACCTTTGCTAAAGGTATTCCAGAATCTGTAGTCTGGACAGGAGCTACAGAGGTAACTACTAGCCTTTGAGCAGTAGCCGTAAGAGTTACTGGGTCAGAGTCAACATAGTAAGGATCTATTGGATAGTACTGACCTTCTGTATCAGTAAGGACAGTAACTTGATCATAATCTGACTGTTGTGATGAGTATTCAATTCTTGCTTTTACAGAACGAGTAGCTCCACTAGCATGGATGCTAAAAGTGTAGTTTGCTCCAGGGGCAACGGGTACCCAGTCAGAAACAAAAGCAACCGTGTCATCTGATGTAGCCTTAACTTTTGCTACAGCTGACCCAAAAATCTTTGCAGCGGTTGGTGGATTAAAGTCCTGAGATACTGTAGCGTTTAGTGCTGCCCAATTAGCCGTGCTGTTATCAAATCCAGGATTAGGAAGAAGATTTTCTTTTTCTCCAGCAACTGTTACGATAACTTTTCTAGCATCTTGGTACTCAAGACTATACTCAGTTTCAGCAAGTTGAAACATATCAAATAAAAGATCGGTGCTAGCAGGTACGCCTTGAAGCAGTATTTCTACCCCTAAATAAACTGCATTTACGGGAGGTAAAGTTTCAGGAGTTGTTCCAAAAGAAAAATAAGACCAGGTGTCAGTTATTGCTCCGTAGTCTCCTGCAAGAGGAGTTACGCTAATCCTAACTCCGTCTTTATCAAAAAAGACTAAGAGTCCACCTAGATTTGGATATCCAGGAGTAGTAGCTGTTCTTGCAGCTTTAGATCTAGCCCACCCAGTAAAAGTATATTTTTTTCCAGGCTTAATAGGTATTCCGTATGATTTTGCGGATATAGCAGTGTTCCACCCGACTAAAGCAATCGCTTGTGCGTTAGATGTTCCTGTAGAACCCCGCCTTAACATCATAAATCCAGCAGTTTTTGGAGGAAAAATATTGTCATAAAAATTTCCCGTAGGTGGGGCTATTGCTACCCCTATATCAGCCAAAGATGTAGAGTATTTTTGGTGAGTTAGTGCCCACCCAACGTGATACGTTGAGGAGTTGTACGTCCCAGCAAATGGTTGAATAACATTTGTCCAGCGACCAATAGACTCCTCAAAAGAAGAATCGTTATAGTCAAGCATTAGGTTATGGCCTACACGCACATCAGTATCCCAGTGAGTCAAGGCAGTTGTATATGCAGAGACTCCTCTAGAGGTTCCCTTAGTGGCGTTAATAATATTTCCAGATCTGTACACAGATCGGTGATAGGTATCACCTAAGGTAGGCTCGTAAGAAAACCCTAGATCCTGTACTTTATAGCGCAGTAGGGCGGTAGATATCTTTTTAAAGTCTGAGCTTTTTTCTAGAAGGCCCGCTTCTATTCTAAGACGGTCATAGGCAAAAGCATAAGCAGTCAAGCTTGTGTATAGTTCGTTAGATGACTCTGGCTCTCCCGTTAGGTCGCCTAACTCACCAGAAAGATTGTTAAGCCATACTCTAGGTATCCACTTACTTACTTT